CTCTTACACGATTGGGGCTTAGATACTCCAATCGCTCGTCTTGCACGACCACGCGCACGTGCTCTTTTGATCCTACGAATTCCTCGATACGCGCCGTATCCTGCTACTGCTGCAACACCTAAGCCTCCTGCGCCCATAAGTAATCTACGACTACCGAAACGAGAAGCCCGTGCCATAAGTCTTAGTCGCTTCGCACTACGACCGCCCTGACGTACGTAGCGCACCTTACGTACTGTGTACGATCCACGAACCATTCTTTATTTATGATTCCTGTGGTATCCCTTGAAGGCTGGCCTAGTATTACCCAGCCTTCATCATCCCATCCCTCATAAAACATCGCGAAGCATGTTTGTGGTACGAACTTCCGCTGCTAACAAGCAATCCACGAAATGGTGCTTTACTACGAACAATTACACTGATGTTGACCAAACTGTGCTCCACAATCTAGGCAACGACGATGGCACCAAGTATCTTATCTATGGAAGAGAGGTCGGAGAACTCGGAACCCCTCATCTACAAGGATTTGTACTCTTCACTTCGAACAAACGTTTCAACGCCGTTAAGAACCTTCTCCCATCTGGATCCCATATCGAGGCCGCGGTCGGAACCCCCCACCAGGCCTCCGAGTATTGCAAGAAGGGACACTCCTTTGACCAGTTTGGCGTCTTACCCAATGCAAAGGGAAAGAACAATCGGTACACCGACTTCCGTGATTGGATCCTTTGTCAACCTTCCAAGCCAACAAGCGCTGAGATCGCTACAGAGTTCCCTGGAATATTCCTCTCCTCCAACAGAGTCCAGGAGTTTGTGGACCTCATCTACCCTGTCGTCCCTGATGACCGAGCCTTTACCTTTAGAGGATATCAATTGGAATTGGCAAGTCTACTCGACGCCCCTGCTGAATCCCGTAAGATCATCTTTGTCATCGATCCCGTCGGAAATTCTGGCAAGTCATTCTTCGTCGAACGTTATGCCCTCTCACATCCAGAAACAACTCAAATCTTGTCTATTGGAAGACGAGAGGACCTCTCCTTCGCCATCGATGAACGAAAGTCAATCTTCTTGTTTGACTTACCCCGATCTACAGGTGAATTTGCCCCGTACACTATCTTTGAACAGCTTAAAGACCGCAGAATCTTTAGTAACAAGTACCAGTCACGAATGAAGATCCTTACCGCGCCAGCCGTCCATGTGGTTGTACTCATGAATGAATATCCTGACATGACTAAACTGTCCGCCGACCGTTACAATATTATTGTGTGGAATCACGAATTTGAATAACAACAGTAAACCTAAATAAGCATTATGTGAATATTGCGTAACTTTAATTAACTTGTTTCTAAATAGTTAATTAACCTAACTCTACCAGTCCCAACTCGACAAATATTTCTGTGTCGACGCGCGCAGCGCGGCGGCCCGCCCCCCGGGCGCTCACTTGGGATCACTAAAGAACGTGATACACTTAAGTTGAATGCCAAAAGTTGCTTGTCCAGTCCCACCGGTTTGTTGAAAACGTCGAACCCCCCACCTAAGTAGATATACAGGTGGACATTCTGTCACAACAGCACCGACTCCAGACTCGTAAGTCATTTTACGATTAAGCTTAATGTATTGATTAATCTCCTTGTCCGATGGTTCATATGTAACAGGTTTATTAAAGCCTCCGTCACGCTGACCTCCTAAGTTGATTCGCTTCTTCCAAAGTACTGTCCACTTATCGATGTTAATTGGAGCATTAACTAGAGTAGTGTAATCTTGGTTAGAAGCCCAGTCTTGCGCTCTCTCAGCACCCCACTCCCTGAAGAACTCGTTCTCTATGTTATTTAAGATTCCTCCAGAGTAATCTGTCTTGGGCGATACTAATGCCATCATATATACAGCCGGACTAGCACTCAAGTTACTAATGGTCATCTGTATCTTGAAACCCTTAATAAACGCAACATCTGTCTGACGTTGATCACGACCAGAACCTAGCGCAAGCTTGGTCATGTCATGAGCCCCTAAGAACAAGTCGAATGCACCCGGGATTGTAGTGTCAACATTTATGACACTCTTACACGATTGGGGCTTAGATACTCCAATCGCTCGTCTTGCACGACCACGCGCACGTGCTCTTTTGATCCTACGAATTCCTCGATACGCGCCGTATCCTGCTACTGCTGCAACACCTAAGCCTCCTGCGCCCATAAGTAATCTACGACTACCGAAACGAGAAGCCCGTGCCATAAGTCTTAGTCGCTTCGCACTACGACCACCCTGGCGTACGTACCGTACTTTACGTACTGTATATGATCCACGCATTATCCCTACTGTTGGGAAATTATGAAAGTTCATACCGAGTATGGACTAAAAGGGCGGGGGGCCTAGTATTACCCCCCCGCATCACTCGCTCACTCACAGCTCTCATAAAAAGACTTCGCGCAGCATGTCGATTCAAGGCCAACGTTTCGTTTTCACTCTCAACAATTACACCGATGCTCATATTGAGCACTTACGGATTCTTGGTACCCACGACGGGACGTCGTATTTGGTATTCGGAAAAGAAGTCGGCGAGTCTGGCACACCTCATCTCCAAGGATTTATTACTCTCAAGAAACGCAAAAGATTTACTGCTGTCTTAGCGTTATTTATCGGCAATCCCCATGTCGAACAAGCACGCGGTACCAATCTCGAAGCCGCCAATTATTGCAAGAAAGACAATGACTTCGAAGAATTCGGAAACATTCCTAAAGCCTCTAAACTTAAGCAGATTGATCTCTTCATCGAATGGGTCTCCAACAGAGAGACTAAGCCCACCAAGGAAGATGTCGCGGCTGAGTTCCCACACATCTTCATGCACAACAAGAGATGCATGGAATACATTGACGTCAAGTTCCCCAACGTATTCGACATCGAAGGAGACTATCGAGCCTATCAACAGAGCCTGGCCGATCTCTTGGACGGACCCACCAACGACCGTAAGATCAACTTCATTGTGGACGAACGCGGTAATACCGGAAAGTCCTGGTTCATTAAGAAATTCTGCAGCACTCACCCTGGCGACGTTCAAATCTTCTCCCTCGGAAAACGCGACGACATCGCCTACAGCATCGATGTCACCAAGAAGTACTTCTTCTTTGACTTACCCAGATCTGGATTGGAGTTCTTTCAGTATTCAATCCTTGAGTCCATTAAGGACCGGATCGTCTTCAGTCCCAAGTACGAGTCCCAAACCAAAATGTTAATCCATGACGCACATATTGTGGTGTTCATGAATCAGAGTCCCGACATGACTAAACTCAGTCGCGACCGTTACAACGTAATTAACTGGGTATCAATCTAATAACAACAGTAAACCTAAATAAGCATTATGTGAATATTGCGTAACTCTAATTAACTTGTTTCTAAATGGTTAATTAACCTAACTCTACCAGTCCCAACTCGACAAATATTTCTGTGTCGACGCGCGCAGCGCGGCGGCCCGCCCCCCGGGCGCTCACTTGGGATCACTAAAGAATGTGATACACTTAAGCTGTATGCCAAAAGTTGCTTGTCCAGTCCCACCGGTTTGTTGAAAACGTCGAACACCCCACCTAAGTAGATATACAGGTGGACATTCGGTCACAACAGCTCCGACACCAGACTCATAAGTCATCTTACGATTAAGCTTAATGTACTGATTAATCTCCTTGTCCGACGGCTCATATGTAACAGGTTTATTAAAGCCTCCGTCACGCTGACCGCCTAAGTTTATTCGCTTCTTCCAAAGTACTGTCCACTTATCGATGTTAATTGGAGCATTAACTAGAGTAGTGTAATCTTGGTTAGAAGCCCAGTCTTGCGCTCGCTCTGCGCCCCACTCCCTGAAGAACTCGTTCTCTATGTTATTTAAGATTCCTCCAGAGTAATCAGTCTTGGGCGAAACTAGCGCTAACATATATACAGCCGGACTAGCACTCAAGTTACTAATGGTCATCTGTATCTTGAATCCCTTAATAAACGCAACATCTGTCTGACGTTGATCACGACCAGAACCTAGCGCTAGCTTGGTCATATCATGTGCACCTAAGAACAAGTCGAATGCACCCGGGACTGTAGTGTCTACATTTATGACACTCTTACATGACTGGGGCTTAGATACTCCAATCGCGCGTCTGGCACGACCGCGTGCACGTGCCCGTTTGATCCTGCGAATTCCTCGATACGCACCATATCCTGCTACAGCTGCAACACCTAAGCCTCCTGCGCCCATAAGTAATCTACGACTACCGAAACGAGAAGCCCGCGCCATAAGTCGAAGTCTCTTCGCACTCCGACCACCACTGGTGATGTACCGTCGCTTACGTAATGCGTACGATCCACGCATTATTCCTACTGTCTGGAAAATATGAAAACTTCATGCCGGGCACAGGATGGGGGGGGCCTAGTATTACCCCCCCCTCCTACGCCCACCTGCCCACTCATAAAAAAGACTTCGCGCAGCATGTCGATCCGATCTCAGCGTTACGTGTTCACCCTCAACAACTATACTGATGCTCATATTGAGCACTTACGGCTTCTTGGTACCAACGACGAGACGTCGTATTTGGTATTCGGAAGAGAAGTCGGTGACTCTGGCACTCCTCATCTCCAGGGATTTATTACGCTCAAGAAACGCAAGAGGTTTGTTGCGGTACTAGCACTATTTACTGGCAATCCTCATGTCGAACAAGCACGCGGCACCAATCTCCAAGCCGCCGATTATTGCAAGAAGGATGGATCCTTTGAAGAGTTCGGAAACATCCCCGTACCAGGGAAAAAGAAACAGATTGATCTCTTTATTGAATGGGTCTCCACTAGAGACACCAAGCCCACGAAGGAAGATGTCGCGGCTGAGTTCCCACACATCTTCATGCACAACAAGAGATGCATGGAATACATCGACATCAAGTTCCCCAACACCTTCACTGTTGAAGGAGACTATAGAGCCTATCAACAGAGCCTGGCCGATCTCTTGGACGGACCCACCAACGACCGTAAGATCAACTTCATTGTGGACGAGCGCGGTAATACCGGAAAGTCCTGGTTCATCAAGAAGTTCTGCAGCACTCACCCTGACGACGTTCAAATCTTCTCCCTCGGAAAACGCGACGACATCGCCTACAGCATCGATGTCTCCAAGAAGTACTTCTTCTTTGACTTACCCAGATCTGGATTGGAGTTCTTTCAGTATTCAATCCTTGAGTCCATTAAGGACCGAATCATTTTCAGTCCCAAGTACGAGTCCCAAACCAAAGTATTAAGTCACGATGCACATATTGTGGTGTTCATGAATCAGAGTCCCGACATGACTAAACTCAGTCGCGACCGTTACAACGTAATTAACTGGGTATCAATCTAACAACTATAACAACAGTAAACCTAAATAAGCATTATGTGAATATTGCGTAACTCTAATTAACTTGTTTCTAAATAGTTAATTAACCTAACTCTACCAGTCCCAACTCGACAAATATTTCTGTGTCGA